AGCGCTGTGAAGCGGTACATCCCGTTGACGGAGTGCGCCTGTGGCAGACACCACCGAGAAGGTTGAAGATCAGTCAGAACTGGACGCAGACGAGAACAAGGCCGTTCTCAAGCGCTGGCTGACGGAAATCAAGCTGTACGAAAAGAAGCGCCAGAAATTCGACCAGCGCGCAAAAAAGATCATCAAGCGATTCAAGGACGAACGCGAGGCCGCGCAGAGCAACGCCAAGCGGATGAACGTGCTTTGGGCCAATATCGAAACCCTCAAGCCCACCGTCTACGCTCGTACACCGAAGGCCGAGGTTAAGCGCCGGTTTAAGGATCAAGACCCCGTGGGCCGTGTTGCATCCATGATTCTTGAGCGCTCGGTTGATTACTTCCTCGACTGCAAGGACCGCTTTGACGAGGGCATGAGGGGGGCGAGGGACGATTACCTGCTGATCGGCCTTGGCGTGAACTGGCAGCGCTACGTCCCGCACATGGAAAAGGTTGAGCCCGACCCGATCACGGTATCCCCGGCGCAGCCGAACATCCCCGCAGAAGGCGTGCAGATCGACAACGAGCTAGAGGGCATGGGCTACGTCGATGCAGACGGCGAGCATTACGAGGATGCGGACTACGACGAGGAAACAGGCGCATACACGGTGACGCCGGAGCCGTATGAAACGATTGAATATGAGGAGGTGATTGACGACTACGTACACTGGACGGACTTTGGCCACAATGCGGGGGCGCGGACATGGACGGAGGTCTACGCGGTCTGGCGTAAGGCCTACCTGACCCGGGAGGAGCTTCACACGCGCTTTGACAGCGTTCTAGGCCATGAGGCGGTTGAGCGCATCCCGCTGGACGCCAAGCCCGAGGGGGACGAGGACAGCGACACGGACACCATGTTCTCCAAGGCCACGGTCTACGAGATTTGGGACAAGGCGTCGAAGAAGGCGATATGGATTCACAAGGCGTATGAACCCGGCCCGCTGGACATGAAGGACGACCCGTTAGGGCTTGAGGAGTTTTTCCCCTGCCCGCGTCCGCTGTTCGCCACGCTGGCACATGACGACATGATCCCGGTGCCTGATTACGCGCAATACCAAGATCAAGCCGAGGAAATCGACACGCTGACGGCGCGAATCGTCCACCTGACGGAATCGCTCAAAGTTCGCGGCCTGTATGCGTCGGAGATCGATGAAATCAAGCGGCTGTTTCAGGATGCGAACGAGGCCGAGCTTATTCCGGTCGAGAATTGGGCCATGTACGCCGATAAGGGCGGGCTGGCCAATGCCGTTGTATGGGTGCCGCTGAAAGACATCGCAGAAGCGCTTATGAAGCTCTACGAGGCGCGTGAGCGGGCCAAACAGGACTTGTACGAGATTACGGGCCTGTCGGACATTCTCAGGGGCCAGAGCGAGGCCAGCGAGACGGCAACGGCACAGGCCATCAAGGCGCAATGGGGGTCCACGCGGGTTAAGGAGAAACAGCAGGAATTAGCCCGGTTCGCTCGTGACGCCATCCGCATCAAGGCGGAGATTATTTCCGAGCATTTCGCGCCCGAAACCATCGCGCAGATCGCCAACATCGAAAGCCTGCCCGAACAGGATCAGCCGTACATCGCCCCGGCCATCGAGCTTATCAAGAACGATAAATTACGGAATTTTCGTGTGGAAATCGAGACGGACTCCACAATTGCCGCCGACGAGCAGGCGGATAAGCAATCGCGTGTCGAGTTCATCACCGCAGTTTCCGAATTTGTGACCGCATGGGGGCCGATCCTCGCGGCCACACCGCAGCTTGCCCCGATGGCGTCGGAATTTCTCAAGTTTGCCATTCGTGGCTTCAAGACGGGCGAGGCGCTAGAGGCCGTAGTTGAACAAACCATGGATTCACTGATGCAACAGAGCGCCGCACCGCCTCAGCCCGACCCCGCGCAGGAGATGCAGGCGCAAGCCGACCAGACGAAAGCGCAGGCCGAAGTCATCAAAGCCGAGGCTGGCGTACAGAAAGCCGGTATCGACATGCAGAAGGCGAATATTGAAGCACAGGCGCTGCCGTTCAAGCTGCTTGATTCGACGGGCTACAGCAACGCACAGGACATGACGGAGGGTGGATTATGACAGTCCTATACCGCTGGCTAAACGGCAAACGCTACGATGCGGACGAGCCGTTACCCAATTGGAACGAAGGCCGTTCGGACATATCCACGCCGATGATTAACTCGGACGGCATGTTCGATCCCATCCGGCACCCGGCGACGGGGCTTTACACGGACAGCAAGTCCACGTTCCGCAAGATGACCCGGCAATCGGGGTGCATCGAGGTTGGAGATCAGGCACCGACCACGACGATGCCGAAAAAGCGCGACGAGCGGAAGGAAAAATCCGCCCGCGTGCAGGCGCTCAAGGACTCGATGCGGAAGCAGGGCATGGATGTTTTGTAAGTCAATGGACAATCACAAGCCGATTGTGTGAAAAGTAATCAGCAGCGTCGAGATGACGCCGTATCCCTTAGATGGAGGCCAGCGTTTTGGACACCCAAGACACCGACCAGGAAATTCGGCAAGACGAACCGGTATCGATTCGCGATAGCTTGGAGGCGGCTCTAACCGAGCAGGCTTCCGAAGAAGGGGCAGCGCCAGCCCCCACAGATGACACCAGCGGTGACGAGGTTTCTCCGTCCTCTCCCGCTGGTGATCGTCCCCGCGACGAACACGGCAAGTTCACGAAGAAACCCGAAGAACAAAAGCCCGAAGCCGCGCCGAAGGAAGGCGCAGAGCAGGGCAAGGAATTCGGTGAGGCCGACAAGCCCGCCGAGACCGACCATGCGGGGCCACCCTCGTCATGGAACGCAGAGGGCCGCGACCTTTTCGCAAAAGCCGATCCCAAGTTGCAGGAATATATCCGCACGCGGGAAGGGCAGATGCACGAAGGTATCGCCAAACTCAAAAACGAATATGAAGGCAAGGCCACGTTTGCCGAGGAAATGTGGCGTGAGATTGCCCCTCACAAGCACCTGATCGACAAGGAAGGCGGAAATCCCGTCCTTGCTGTCCGGGATCTGCTTGGGATGGCGGCGCTCATGCGTACAGGGACACATGAACAGAAGCGACAACTTCTGCTGTCCACCGCTCAGCAATTCGGCGTTGACCTATCCGGCACCCAAGCCAATCCGCAGGAAGCACCACAAGTGCTCCACGATCCGCGCGTTGACACCCTTGAGCAAACCTTGAGGCAGATGGCCGCGCAGAACGAGCAACAGACACGCCAGCAGCTTCAATCCGATGTCGAGAAGTTCGCTCAATCTCACCCGCACTTTGATGATGTGCGCGTTGAGATGGGGCGGCTGATCGAAGCGGGCATCGCCAGGGACATGGACGACGCATACGAGCGGGCCATTTGGTCCGTTCCGGACGTGCGTCAGAAGGTTCAGGCCGAGGCCGCAGAGAAAACGGCAAAGGAGCGTGAAGCCAAGGCGCGTGAGCAGGCGGAAAAGGCAAAGAGGGCGTCGGGATCTGTAACCGGTGCGCCGGGCATGGCCGGAAGCGGTCAGGCGGTGGCACCTGCATCAACCCTACGCGAAGAAATCGAGCGCAACGCGCAAGCCCTTCGCGCCTGAATCAAGGAAATTGAAAGATGGCAAGTCCCAACATTTCCGAACTTATCACCACCACGCTCCGCAATCGTTCGGGTGTGTTGGCGGATAACGTCTCGGACAACAACGCGCTGCTGTTTCGGCTGCGCGAACGCGGCAACGTGAAGCCGTTCAGCGGTGGCCGCACCATCGTTGAAGAACTGAGCTACGCCGATAACTCGACCTACAAGCGTTACAGCGGTTACGACGTTCTCGACGTTTCGCCGCAGGACGTGTTCACGGCTGCGGAATACGACATCAAGCAGGTTGCGGTGTCGGTTTCCATCTCCGGTCTGGAACAGCTTCAGAATGCCGGTGACGCCCAGTCGATCGACCTTCTGGAATCGCGTATCCAGAACGCCGAGGATTCGATGATGAACGGCCTCGCTGCGGACGTTTATTCCGATGGCACGGCCAACGGCGGCAAGCAGATCGGCGGTCTCGATCTACTGGTTCCCGAAGATCCGACCACGGGCATTGCCGGTGGTATCAACCGCGCCAACTGGTCTTTCTGGCAGGGCGTCAAGTTCGACGTTTCGGCAGACGGCTCCGGTGCAGCTTCGTCCTCGAATATTCAGGGCTATATGAACCAGGTTGCGGTGCAGCTTGTTCGTGGCCGGGATCACCCGGACCTGATTATCGCGGGGAACAACTACTACCGCCATTACCTCGAAAGCATGCAGGCCATCCAGCGCGTCACCGACGAGAAGATGGCGGGCGCTGGCTTTACCTCGCTGAAATATTACGGCGCGGGTCAGGCCTCGGATGTGGTTCTGGACGGCGGGATCGACGGCAACTGCGCCGCCGACACCATGTTCTTCCTGAACACCAAGTATCTGTGCCTGCGTCCGCACCGTGGCCGCAACATGGCTCCGATTGGCGATGAGCGCCACAGCATCAACCAAGATGCGATGGTCAAACTCATCGGCTGGGCCGGCAACATGACCATGAAGGGCGGCAAGTTCCACGGCCGTCTGTTCGCGTAAGGAAGGAAAATAATCATGGCTTACGCTACCTCCAACACCATCGGCGTCCGTCTGGCCGCTGAAAGTGCAACTCAGGAACATGAACTCGGGACCCGCGTTCTGGCAACGGACGGCGGGGAACTTGTTTACGTTCAGGCAAATGGTGCCATCACGCAGTACGACGCGGTTGGCATCGACGAAAACTATCAGGCCGCTGCCCTGACCACGGCAATGGTCGATGACGGTTACATGATCGGCTTCGCGCAAATCGCCTTTACCGACAACTATTACGGTTGGGTGTTTGTGCGCGGCTCGAACATCAACTGCCGCGTGGCTGACTCCTGCGCCGCTGACGTTGCTCTGTATACCACGAGCACGGCGGGCGTTCTGGATGACGCGACGACGACCTCCCGCGTTGACGGCGTGGTTTGTGTGGCTGCGAATGCCAACACCACGACCTCCAACGTCGAGGTTATCGCAACGTGGCCGCGCTCGAACGGGTTCTAAATGAACCTGAGTGAAACCACGCAGGGGTTCGAGGGGGTGGCAGAAGCTGCCCCCTCCGCCTTGTCTTTCGATTATTCCTTTTACGAGGCGCAGAAGCAGGAAGCCCTCGACAACATCCAGATGTCGCTGGCGTTCTACGGCGACTTGCCGAGGCTTGAACGTGGCGAACGCAAGGGTGCGCCGGTTGCCATTGTCGGAGGTGGTCCGTCGCTTGACGTTGAGCAGCTTCGCGATTTTCCAGGGCCAATTTTCTGCTCCAATGAAGTTCACGATTACTTGATTGATAACGGCATCGAGCCGGACGGCTGGGTTGTCCTTGAGGTTGCGCCGTTTCGCAATCGGCAGATCAACCGCGAGGCCAAGCACTGCACGTATTACATCCCGTCTCATTGCGATTTGAGCATTTTCGAGCAGACCGAGGGCCGCGACGTTGTGATGTGGCACGCCCTTGATGAGATTGGCGAGGATGTGCTGATTTCGGAACACGATGACAACCCGATGCTGGTGGCCGGGAGTTCGTCGCCGTCACTCCGCGCCATCCATATCTGCATGGTTCTCGGATACACGCAATTTGAGCTTTTCGGCGTTGATGCTTCGCACCCGCCGGGTAAAAGCCATGTCTATCGTGATTCCTCGCCTGACACGTTCGAGGTGACGTGCGCGGGCCGAAAATTTCAGACCCAGCCCTATCTAGCGCAACAGGCGGATGAGTTCGCGGGGATCGTTCGTAACTTCCCGCAGATCACCATCAAGACCCACGGCGACGGACTTATTCAGCACATTCACCGGACATTGCGTCCAGACGTTTACTCAGCAGAAAAGGACACCCTTTAATGAGTACCGAACACGAATCCCCGATCATGAAATGCCAGGAGGGCGATAGCTTCCTGCTGGTTCAATTCGTATGGGATGGCGTCAAGAACGACCGCGCCAGCGATGAGCATGGCCGTCCGATTTACGACAAGGTTCTACGCGTTCACATCACCACGCCCGGCAGCAAAAACCAGGAAGTGACGCACGAAATCGAGCGCCATTTTTGGGTGCCGGAAGGTGAGGAACCGAGGGTCCGGGTCAATCAGGACCTTCGCGCCCGTTTCCGCGCTCAATTGGAAGCGTGGGAAAGCAACGCCGCCGAGGAATTGGCAGGGACACCGCTACGTGAGCTTCCGGGCTTCGACGCTGCACAGATCAAGACCTGCAAGGAAGTCGGCATCCACACCGTAGAGGCGCTGGCGGCGCTGTCAGACACCAATCTTTTCATGGGTGCCCGGAAGTGGCGGGAACTCGCTCAGGGCTACATGGAGAAGGCTGAGGGCGACTCAGGCCTGTCCAAACTGACGGCGGAAAACGAAAGCCTCCGAAAGCAGCTTGAGGACATGCAGAAGCAACTTGACGAGCTTTCCGAGAAGAAGAAGCCCGGACGCCCGAAAAAGGAAGCCGCATGATGGAGCCGGAGTTTTTCACAGACTCCGGGTGGGCCAACGACCCGGGCCACAATAACACCGGGCTTCGGCTCCGATACGAGGATCACGGCAAAGTCCGTGAGCGGGAGGCGTCGGTGGATGATGTGTTGGCATACCCCGAAGCGTGGGCGAAGTTTCAGGAGGCGCTTTAATTGGCCACGCTCCTGACCATCATTCAGAACGTCACAGACCGCATCGGGCTTAAACGCCCTGCGGTGGTGGTCGGGTCTGCGGATCAGCAGGTCCGCGAGCTTCTTGTCTTTGCAAAACAGGAAGGCGTCGAACTGATGAAGGCGGTTCCGTGGCAGGAACTCACCAAGGAGCATTCCTTTACGACCGTTGCGGCTGATGCACAGACGGACAGCATCCCAAGCGATTGGGATCGTTTCCTTAACGACAGCATCTATAACCGCACATCGGAGCGGAAGATTTGGGGGCCGATCACGGCGCAGGAGTGGCAGCAGCGCAAGGCCTACACGACGGCATCAACGATTGACTACTGGTTCCGGGTGCGGGGCGACACGATCCTGATGACGCCACAGCCTGCGGCGGGGGAGTCGGTTTACTACGAGTACATCTCTGAGGATTACTGTCAGGCCACGGGCGGCGGGGCCACGAAGGCCGAATGGTCTGTTGATACGGATGTTTCGTTGCTCCCGGCAAACCTGTTCGAGCTTGGCATTGAGTGGCGCTGGCGCAAGGCAAAGGGTTTGGAATGGCAAACGCCGTTCCAACAGTACAGCGATCAATTGAACAAACGCGCGGTGACGCAGAAGGGTGCGCCGACCTTGCAGGCCGGTGGCCGTGCGTCGGCATTTAATCGCCCCAACGTGCCAGAGGGCAACTGGAGCTAACCCGTGCTGACAGCAACAGGAGTGGCCCCCCCAGCAAAAACCAAGACGCAATCTATCCCGGCCCCCGTGAAGGGCTGGAACACGCGCGACCCGCTTGCAGAGATGGACCCGCTTTACGCCATCCGTATGGACAATTGGGTGCCGGGGGATGACGAGGTGAACCTTCGGGCCGGAAGTGAGGAACACGCCACGGGGGTCGGTTCGGGGGCTGTCGAGACATTGCTTATCTACAACGGGCTGACCGGCACGGACAAGATGTTCGCGGCGGGGAATAGCGCGATTTACGACGTTTCAACATCCGGGGCTGTTGGGGCGGCTGCGGTATCCAGTCTAACGAACAACCGCTGGCAATACGTGAACTTCGGCACGGCGGGCGGTCAATTCCTGTGGATGGTCAACGGCGCGGACGGCGTTCGTACATATAACGGGTCGTCATGGGCCACGCAGACGGTCACGGGTGTTACCCCTGCCAACCTGATCTGGTGCAACGTCCACCACAGGCGAATATTCGCAGGGGAAAAGGACAGCCTGGAATTTGCCTATTTCCCGGTCAACACAATTTCAGGCTCCATGTCCACGTTCTCGCTCGCAGGTCTGGCGACGAAGGGCGGTTATCTCATGGGGATGGCCACATGGACCGGCGATGCGGGCGACGGGATCGATGACTACGCCATTTTCGTGACCTCCGAGGGGCAGGCTATCGTCTATACGGGCATCAACCCGGCGAGCGCTTCAGACTGGATTCTCAAGGGTGTTTACGAGATGGGGAAGCCCATCGGCAGGCGCTTTTGGGTGCCGGATGGTGGAGACGTTATTTTCATCACGCAGGACGGGTTTGAGCCTGCATCCGCGTTGATGGTGAGCCGTGAGGCCCGCCGCTCCCGCTCGATATCGAACCAGATTACGCCGACCGTGAACACGGCAACCCGGAATTATTCTGCAAATTTCGGATGGGAGGCGATTGCCTATCCGCAATCCCGCTGGTTGCTGTTCAACATACCGATTTCGGAGAACGAGACGGCGCATCAGTACGTTTTTAACAGTACGTCCCGCGCGCCCTGCCGCTTCAAGGGGTGGAATGCAAACTGCTTCGCCGTGTTTAACGATGATCTTTATTTCGGCGGCATTGATGGCCGGGTGATGAAGGCAGACACGGGAACCGATGATGATGGGTCCAACATCGACGGTGATATCAAGCCCGCGTTCAATTACTTCGGCAACAAGGCGCGTCTGAAACTGTTCAAGATGGCCCGCCCGATCTTCAACGCGGATGGTGATTTCGAGGCGGCGTTCGATATGAACGTTGATTTTGAGGACGCGATCCCCACGGCAACGCCGACATTCACCGACCCCGACGCGGCACTCTGGAATAACTTCAACTGGAACGAAGCGAACTGGGGCGGTGGCGGTGGTTTCGTCTCGAAGGACTGGCAATCGATTACGGGGGTTGGGTATTCGGGCGCTTTGCGGATCCGGGTATCAACGAAACTCCTGTCGATTTCCATGCGGTCGATTGACTACGTGTTCGAGGAGGGCGGCGTTCTGTGAACCTCGTCATGGGCGATGCGCTTTATCCTTATCTGCCGCAGGTGGCGGATTTGATAAGGGAAAAGCTGCCGGACTTTGGGAGTGTTGCGGATCATCAGGCCATTGCAATAGTCAGTGGCGAAATCTGCAAGGCTGTTGTACTTTATGGAGACTATACCCCTGAGAATGTGTATATGCACATTGCGTCTGCCGATCCAAGTTGGTGTCAAAGGGGTGTATTGCGGGGCTGTTTTTCGTATCCGTTTAACCAGCTTCGCGTGATGCGCGTCACCGCCATCGTTCCTAAGAAAAATAAGCACGCCCGCCGGTTCAATGAACGACTCGGCTTTGTCCATGAAGGGACGCATCCGCGTTCCATGCCAGATGGGGGCGCTACTTGCAGTTACGGAATGGTGCGTGAAAAATGCAAATGGATAACCTGATCTGGTCTGACGGCCTCGATTCCTTCGATGAATACGAACACGAACAGATGCTTCGCGGCGTCTGCTTCGGCAGAAAAGGAGGTGGTAGCCAACCCACTGCGCCCGATCCGGCAGCGACGGCTGCGGCACAGGGACAAGCGAACAAGGAAGCGGTCAGGGAATCCGCGCTTGTAAACCAGATCGGGACACAAGGCCCGTGGGGGAAAACGTACTACACAGGCGAAGTTGGCGCACCCGACCGGACGCAAGTCACGGAACTCTCGCCCGAATCCCAAGCCGTCTACAATTCGCAACAGAACATCGCGCAGGGGCTTGCCGGGTATGGCGAACAGCTTGCGGGTCAGGTTGCACAGGGACCAGCTGAGTTCACGCTTGACGGCCTTCCTGCGGCCCCGTGGGAGGGTGATCGTTCCGACATGATCTCCTCGCTTGAGGATGCGACGTATCAGCGTGGTTATAACCTGTTGCAGCCCGAATTTGAGCGCTCCCGCGATAGCCTGGAAACCCGCCTCGCCAACCAGGGCATCACGATGGGTTCGGATGCGTATAACACCGAACTTTCGCGGTTCGATGATTCCAAAAACCGCGCACTGACAGACCTTTCTCTTGCCGCTGTCAACGCGGGTCGCGCAGAGGATTCCCGCCTGTTCGGGCTTGGCCAGTCCGGGCGCTCTCAGGCGCTTGGAGAGACGCTTACAGAGCGCACACAGCCCATGAACGAGCTTGCGGCCATCCTGCAAGGCTCACCCGCTCTTGGTGCGCCGCAGGGCGTGAATCCGGGGCAGTACGGTGTTCAGCCGGGAGACATTCAGGGCGCGACGAATGCCGCTTATCAGGGCGCATTGATGAATGCACAGGCATCCCAAGCCGCAAGCCAAGGCCTGCAAAACAACCTGTTCGGGTTGGGCGGGACGTTGGCAGCGGCCTACATGATGTCCGACCGCAGGCTTAAAACGTCCATTCGTAAGATTGGTCAATTGGCCAATGGTTTGGGTGTTTACACCTATCGCTACATATTCGGGACAAAGGAGCGCGTGGGCTTGATGGCTGACGAGGTTCGCGCAATGTTCCCGCACGCAGTTCATAGCAATCGCGGTTATCTGAGCGTAGACTACGACGAGGTAATGAGGGCGATATGAACAATTGGCAGGATTCCCCGTGGCAGCGCCAACCGGCTATGGACAAGCCAACCGAAATAGGCCCGCAGGCTGACCAGAAAAAGCGCAAAATGCTGGCTCAGCTTCTTATGAGCGGCACGCAGGGCGGGGCGCAACAGCCTGACGTGTTCCAGATGTATAAGTGGTCACAGCAATGATTCAAATCGGCAACGATCCGAACGAAGAAGCGCAAAGGGTTTGGGACCGGCAGTCTCTTGCGAATTATCTTCGCGGTGGCGGTCAGTCATCCGGGGGTGGCGGTAGTATGCCGATGGTTAACCCGTCGATGTTCATGGGCGGCGGTGGATCCGGGGGCGGATTGTTCAGCCTTGGCGGTGGTGGTGCAGCGGCAGGGTCGGGGCCTGCTGGCAGCATTACGGGTGGCCTTGGGCCGGGCGGCGGCGGTGGCGGCATCGCTGGCCAAATGGCGGGTAGTGGCGCTGGTGGTGGAAGTAGCGCTTTGGGAACGCTTGGCCCCATCGGTGCGATTGCGGCGGCGGTCATGCTTGGCAAGGGCATCGAGTATCGCAACCATGACAACGGATGGGGTGCCGCGATGCGGACGATTGGCGCGCCGACGTTGAACCAGTGGAAAGCAGACCCGAAGATGGCGCTTCTTGGTTCCACGGGACTGTTCCCGATCACGAACCACTTTATGAACGACGAAGCGAAGCAGGCAAAACCCGAGTGGGAAACCTGGTTGGGGTATTGATATGAATAACGTCATCACCATTGGCCCCCGATTGAGTAATGAGCAGGATCGCGAGCGCCAGCGCATGCGGATGCTCGCTGATGTTCTCGGTGGAAATCAGTACGGCGGCCCGGCTGGTGGATTGAGGTCTGCCGGGGAATCGATTGCCAAGGCATATATGTATAAGCAAGAACAGGAGCGCATGGAAAAGGCTGATGCGGCAAACAACAAGGCACTTGCCGACATGCTCAAGGGCGGCACGGCGAAGCCCTGGGTTAATCCCGACACCGGGCAGGTGTCCAGTGCGCCAGCGGGCGGCTATGAGGGTATGCTTGCCGGTCTGAGCAACAATCCGAACAGTGAATTAGCCCGCACCCTTGCGCCGGAGCTTGTGCAGGCGAGGATTGCGCGGGAACAGTCCCTAGCGGACGCCGAGGCGGCACGGAAGCGCGATCAGGAGACTTGGGAAGCGCGGTTTAACACCCAGCGCCAAGCCAGCCTTGAGGACATGGAGCAGGAGCTTATGCTCAAGGCTCAATACGGTGTTGGCGGGCAGCAAGACCCGGCGGCGGTTCAGGAGTGGAAATATTACGCCAGCTTGCCCGACGATCAAAAGGCACAATACCTGACCATGAAACGCGCAAACCCGTGGGTTGATCGTGGCGATGCGAAGGTGCTGACCAACCCGGCACAACCGGGGACCACGATGGCGGAAATGCCTGTTGGCCTGCCGCCCAAGCGCGAGATCAAAGACGGCCAGGTCATCACCATGCCCGCAATGGCAGGCGGTCAGACGCCGATTCCTCCGGGAGGTCCAAGTATCCAGCAGGCCGGTAGTATGCCTCAACCTGCCGCAGCTATGCCCGGAACGGAACAGGCGGGCCCGGGGGGTGTGCAGACCGTGGCGCTGCCGAAAACTCCTGAACAGATAGCGCAACAGCAGCAGAAAGAAGCCATAGAGGGGCGCGCTTCGGATGTTGTCCTTACGGATATCGACCGCGCCCTTGGTATGCTTGATAATTCGGAGTGGTATAACCCTGTAGCTGGGTTTGGCGCTGAAACGGCTTCTGAGATCGCAGGGTCCAACTCTGCCGACTTCAAGGCTCTCACAGACACCATTCGCGGCAACATCGGGTTTGACCGATTGCAGCAGATGCGTGACTCCTCACCGACTGGCGGTGCGCTAGGTGCCATCAACGAGCAGGAATTGAAAACCCTGCAATCCGTTCTCGGCAATCTTGAGCAGTCGCAATCGCCGGAGCAGTTGCGCTATAACATGACGCGGCTCAAGAATATGTACCTTGATATCGTTCATGGGCCGAATGCAGGGCCGCCTCGCGTCCCGCTCGCAGGGCCGCAGACGCAGCCCGTGAGTGGGAACGGTAACGCAGCGCCTCAAAGGGCAACGGAGGAAGATTGGTTAAGGGCCGTTCAAGAGGATCCCTTACTGCGTCAATTCTTGTCGCAGTAGTAGCATCCGCCGGACCAGTTTTGGCCGGTCAGGAAAAGAAGCCGCTTTCTCTTGATCGTATAGATGAGAGACAGCGGGCGATTCTGATTGTTGAATGCTGGGATGGGTTAAATGACCGTATGCGGGCGCTCTTGGCATATAGCAGAATGAATGGTGTTTTGCCCCCGTTCTCGCAAGTATGGTGCATTAAGAACGGCGTGGTTCCGCCAGAGATGCGCAAGAATGGGGAGGCAAACTGACGATGGGATGGGGGTTGTTTATTGGTTTTTCGGTTTTGTTCGTGTTGATCGTTATTTCCCGTCAGATTGGCGAGATAAAAGAAATCTTGAGGAAAACAAGAATAGATGAGTGATCAATTCGTACCCGACAAGGTTAAGTTGCTCCTAAAAATGGAGGAATCAGGACGCCTTAATCCAGAAGGAAGTGCCGTGCTGGAAAAAATCCGTGCGCGTGGTCTCCTGCCAGCTGCTTCCCGAAACATCGCAGAGGAAGGTTTACGCAAGGCCGAATATGCGTCTCGCGGCTTCACGGATGCTGCGCTTGATGCAGTCGGCGCAATCCCGGACATGGTGGCGTCGGGAACGAATGCTATCGGCCTTACCGACTTGCCGGAAAATTATTACAGCGACACCCTGAAATCAGGGTTCCGCAGCGCTGGCGAAACTATGTCTGCGCCATTGAACGCCTTGGCCCCCGATGCAATGAGCGGCCCCATGACCACGGCGGATAAAACGGCCTACGGTGCCGGCGAAGGGGCTGGACAGGCCGTCTCGTTCCTTGCCCCCGCCGCTGCGGCGGCAAAGGCTCCGGGGCTGATTGGCAATGTCGGCAAGGTGGCGTCCAGTCAACCGGTGATGCAAACGGCAGCGGGTGCTGTTGGGGGCGCGGTTGGCGAGGCTACGGACAGCGACCTTATGGGGTTGGGTGCGGCCATGCTGACGCCAGGTGTTAAAGGCATCCCTCAAATGGCGAGGGGCGCTATGGACGCATCAAAAGCCAAGAGCGCTATCATTAAAAATGCGCCTTCACAGGAATCCCTAAAGGCGGCGGGAAATGCCGCGTACAAGAAAGCGTCGGAGATTTCCGGCAAGGTGCGCCCGGAATCGTTTTCTGCGTTGCTTGATGATCTTGACAATATCGCCATGAAGGAAGGCGCTGCGGAGGGTCTTACGCCCAAGGTATTCGGTGCTCTCAAGGCGGCGCGGTCGCGTGTTGGCGAAATGGGCGTCGATGATCTGGAAATCGTTCGCCGCCAACTCGGCATGGCAATTGATCCGATGGATAAAAACCAGTCCCGCATTGCCATGAAGCTTCGGGATCGTCTGGATGATTACGTTCAGAATATCGGCGCCGATGATTTGGCGGATGGGTCTATGGACGGCGCGGCGGCAGCGTTGAAGGACGCTCGCGCAATCTGGTCGAAAAACCGCAAGACGGAAATCATCGAAGAAATCATGGAGAAGGCGCAGACGCAGGCTAGTGGCCATGAAAACGGTCTGCGTATCGGGTTCCGCGCTCTGCTGAATAACAAGAAAAAGATGGCCGGTTTTACGGATGACGAGCGGCAGGCGATCAAGGAGGTTGCCGAGGGAACGCCAACCCGAAACGCTATGCGGCTTCTCGGGAAGTTCGGGTTTGATTTCCAAGCCAATACCAATGCACTCGGGGCTATTCTCGGCGGCGGCGCTGGTTATGGGGCTGGCGGGCCGCTAGGTGCCGTCGCGCTCCCTGCGGTTGGTTCCGCCGCCAGGTACGGTTCCGATAAGCTTACGTCGCGCTCCGCAGAGTTGGCCCGCGCCCTCGCGGCTACTGGCGGGCAAATGCCAAAGTCAGGCATGCCACAGATCAACAGGGAACTGCTGGCAAAGATTTTGACGGCGCAAGGAGCGCAGTAAGTCACTAAGCCCCGACTGGAGGGTTGGGGTATAACATATTTGAGCACTGTCGAGATGACAGCGCGGCCCATAGATGGAGGCTCTTATGAGTCGAGACGGATCAGGGGGCTACTCGCTTCCGAACGGCACTTACACCCCCAACACGCTTGCGGATGCGGATGAGATAACGGCGGATTTTGCCGATATCACAACCGCCATCGCTGCTTCCATCGCCAAAGACGGGCAGACTACGCCGACTGCTAACCTCCCGATGGGAGGCTATAAGCACACCGGAGTCGCCCAAGGTACGGCGTTAACCCATTACGCCGATGTCAAGAGCGTCCAGAACAGCACCTATATTGATTGTGGCACGGCCGGGGGGTCAAAGAACGCGCTTACACTCACCCCATCCCCAGCAATTACCGCGTATGCAACGGGCCAGACGTTTCGATTCAAGGTTGGGTCTACGGCATCAGATGATGCTGTCACGGTTGCCATCTCCGGCCTGGCGACCAAGGCTGTTGAGATAAACGATTCCGCGCTTTCTGCCTCGGTCGTTCTGGAAGCCAACAAGCATTACGAAATCAAGTATGACGGCACGGCGTTTCAGGCGACGAGGCTTTCGCCTTCATCTGGAATAACTGCGAGTTCATCGGACACGCTCACAAACAAGACCATCGACGCGGATAATAACACGATTACAAACATCGGTATTTCTGAGATGGCCGACGCCGCCAAGGAGTCCACAATCCCGTTCATCGCCGGGTATGCGTCGGACATGACCGGCCTTGATGTGGCGGTCCAGACGTACATGGAATTTCTCGTTGTCGTGCCGTTTTCGGTTATTGACGACGACGGTGACGCTGGCACAGCCCCGACCGGGCAGGCAGCGATTCTCGATATCGAAAAGAACGGCACCACGATTTATTCATCCAAGCCGCAGTTTGCCGCCGCAGCAACGACGCTGACGGGCGGCACGCTGAAAACGGATGGCACTGAGGACTTCGCGGCGGGCGACAAGATCACCTTCAAAGTGACGCAGATAGGGTCCAGTGCTGCGGGTCAGCAATTCAGGTTTTCGTTGAAGGTGCGGATGACATGACCGCCGTTCTCTTTCATCCCGGCATTATTTTGCCAGCAAGAACACTGTTTTTCGATCCCTTCGATGACCTGACCGGATGGACCGATGCTGACGGCGGTTCGGGCGCATCAACACAAGCGACGTATGACGGCGAGGAAACGCTGCAACTCGACAGCGGCGGCTCGACGGGCGGCGGCAATTTCGCGCGGCGTGAGTACACGGTTTCCGGCCTGCCGGACAAGTACGTGGCAGAAATCCGCGTTTATCACCAAGCCCTCGGCACCCTTTCAGGCAACGACAACTTCTTCCTTGCGGTTGAATTGGCGGGCGTTCGCTTGACCGCCCTGTTCGGCACAGACGGGCTGTTTATCAACGATGGCGGGTCGAATAACGAGATTGGCACCAACATCGTCGGCACCGGGGCGTGGAACGTGTGGCGCTTCGAGATGAACGGCGCAACCCCGGCGTCGGCAACGGTCCGCATTCTCAAGGACGGCGTGGAACAGGCTGCGGCGGCGGACGCCTCGCACACCGGGTCATGGACAGCCGGGAAAATCTCTCTTGGCCAAAACGGGATCACGACCGCGAACAGAATATCCAACGTTGATTATCTGAGGATCACAATATGACAAAGTATGTAATTCTCACGGACAATGCCGGGACGTGGGGGACACCTGTTGTCGGCATCGGCGGCGACAAGCCTATCCGCACGGATGAAAACGGGAATCCCGTTAACCTTTCCGACCTGACGGAATCAGAGCGGCAGGAAATCGGGCGGGCCACGCTGATCGAAGAAGATACGACGGGCTATACGCCGGGCGCCCCATCTGATGATCTGCAAAGCGACGGACTTCACCGCACCTACCCGAACAAGACGGCAATCCCGGTGACGGTCGAGCAGGTGCAGGCGGAATGCGCCCGTCGCCTGGCTGCCGGGTTCGATTACGACTTTGAAGATGCGCGCGGCGTCCACACCATTGCCACCACCGACAAGGATATGGAGGGCTGGCGCGAGGTCACAGACATCGCCAACGCCCGCCTTGCAACCAGCGACACAACGGCAATCGGCATCGCGACGGAAACCGGTGAGACACAGGTCACGCCGCTGGAATGGATGGACGTTCTCAAAGCTGCTGCCGCATTCCGCCAGCCGATATGGGCGTATTCATTTGCTCTGCAGGCGCAAGACCCGATCCCGCAAAACTACACCGACGACGAGCACTGGGCGGAATAATGAAGTCTCCATCCTTCGATGAAATCCAGCAGGGAATAGACGGCGTTGCCATTAAGGGGATCGCTGGGGGCTCGCTAACGGTTTTTCTGGGGAACATCAACACGGTCGTGGCCATCATGGTTGGTGTGGCGACGTTCATCTACGTGGTTCTCAAGATTCACCAACTTCTAACCGAAAGGAAGAAGTAATGCGTATCTGCCTAAGCCTTATCGTCGCCGCATTCGTTGCCCTGTTTTCTGTGGGCGCGAGTGCCTGTGAAACCCAGATGTTCGAGGATTGGCGGGCCGATACCATCAAGCGCAACTCGCCACAACTCCTCGAAAACATTCTCTCCGAACCGCTGCGCGTCGAGTTCGTCGCGGCGTACAACGCATCCCCGCCAGTCTCCGACAAGAATGCCGCCAAGATCGCAGTTTACTACCTGCCTCCGCACCCGATGTTTCTTGTCGTGTGGATCGATGAGACCGGCTGCATCGACAATACCGAACAGATTCCCGCTGTTGTGATGAACAAGCTCTTACGGGGTATTCCATTCATTCCGGGTGGCAAGCAGTCCTAACAGGATAGGGGCATCTGGATATGCCTTCCACCAACCTCTCCGATCAAGAGTTCATTGCTGAGTTTACGCAATACGGTGCGGCTGAAATGTCTCGCCGAACCGGTGCTTCGGTGCGCGCTATCTATAAACGTCGCCGGGCTATTGAGGATCGGATAGACCGCCCGATACATGCTCCGAGCAATGTCCCCACCGAAAATCATCCCGAGCGTCAATTGTTAACCGTCGATAATGGTGTCGTGTTAGTAGGTTCTGACGCCCATTACTGGCCCGGAGAGTATACAACCGCTCACAGAGCATTCGTCAGGGCGTGCCACACACTCAAGCCCAAGGCCGTGATTATGAACGGCGACGTGTTTGACGGGGCCAGTATATCACGCCACGCGCCGATTGGGTGGGAAGATCGCCCGTCCGTGGAGCAGGAAATAGAAGTCTGTACGGACCAGTTAGACGAAATCCTAGAAGCGTCAAAAGGCGCAGCGCATATCTGGACCCTCGGCAACCACGACGCCCGCTTTGAATCCAAACTCGCTACCGTGGCCTCGGAATATGCCGGGGTTAACGGGATGCATCTTAAAGACAACTTCCCAGACTGGATTCCGTGCTGGTCTTGCCTGATCAACGACGACGTAATGGTTAAGCATCGTTACAAGGGCGGGATTCATGCAACCCACAACAATACCATGTGGGCGGGCAAGACGATGGTTACGGGCCACCTGCATTCCCTGAAAGTCACTCCATTTACCGACTACAACGGAACTCGATGGGGTGTCGATACCGGCACGATGGCGAACACCTACGGCCCGCAGTTCAGGGATTACATGGAAGATAATCCCAGAAACTGGCGGACTGGTTTTGCCGTCCTCACGTTCCATGAGGGCAGGCTGTTATGGCCCGAGGTGATGCATGTCATCGCAGACGGGCAAGTTGAGTTTCGAGGAAAAGTCTACGACGTATGAACACCCCTGACCTAGCTTGGTATCGCAAGGCGGATAATGACGAGGAAGCCTGCACGCTTGTTGTCATTCACGGCGGGCAGGAAATCTACATCCCCCTCACCATAGGCCGGGCGGCAATCATGCTTGAGGATTTAACCAAGTATATGAGCAGGCACGTGAGGAAGCATGGCTGACCCCCTGAATATGGACAAGTTCATTGCCGACCTCGTGAGGGACGAGGATATGCGCGATGTGGTTTATGACGACGCCACCGGCAAGCCACTCAAGCCCGGAGACACACTTATCGGGTACGCGACTATCGGCATTGGTCACAATCTGCACGAACCATTATCCGAAAGAGTCATCCTGATGCTTGCTCAGGAACGAGCGGGTGTGGCCCGCCGCGAGTGCCGCTTCGCCTTCGACTTTTGGGATGGCCTGTCAGAGCGCCGTAAACGCGCACTGGCGAATATGTGCTTCAACCTTGGCCTGCCGCGCCTCAAGACGTTCAAGAAGATGATTCTGGCCCTTGAGCAAGGGTATTACGACCAAGCCGCTGACGAGGCCTTAAACAGCCGGTGGGCTAACCAGGTTGGCGAGAGAGCGCAACGCATCGCCAGAGCATTCAGAGAGGGTTGATATGGACTTCGATTGGAAATCTCTCGTTAAGACGGTCGCCCCGACCCTTGCAACTGCTCTTGGGGGCCCGTTGGCGGGACTCGCTACGCGAACCATTGCCGGGGCCATCCTTGGCGATGAAACCGCCGATGAGGGGCAGATTGCCGCCGCCCTTCAAGGGGCTGGGCCGGATCAACTCTTGGCCCTCAAGAAAGCAGACCAGGAATTCGCCGTCCGTATGCGTGAACTGGATCTGGATGAAATCAAGCTGGCGAATAGTGACCGTGCCAGCGCCCGTGAGCGTCAGGTTGCCACCAAGGATAAAATGCCCGCCGTTATCGCCCTTGCAGCCCTGACGGGGTTCTTCGGCATCCTCTCTGTCATGGCGTTTCAGGAAGTTCCCAAGGATGCGGTGCAGCCGCTTTCTATCATGCTTGGGGCGCTCGGGACTCTGGTCACGCAGATCGGGGCTTATTACTTCGGATCGTCGGCAGGGTCCGCGAAGAAAAACGAGATGATTGCCGCCATGAAGAGTGGCGCATGACCGAGATAATCGACTTCCCCGGCGAAACCCGGCTTGACCTAGACCCCGAGAAGGTACTCGACGCCGCTCACGGGAAGGGGTTTGAATCCGTCACCATCATCGGATGGAAGGAGGACGGGGAAATGTACCTCGCCGGTTCTGCCGGTGATGTCCTACAGACCATAGCCTCCCTCGACATAGCCAAGGCCGCGCTTATACGGGATATGGTGGATTAGACTTCCGGGTCATCCCACGTAACCGGCTGCCATGTCCTGCCTTGTAGTCGGAGAAACAGGCCAGATCGACCGTGTGAATCACAAAACTCCCAGAAGCAAAACGCCTCTCCCGCGCGCATTTCGTCTGCTTTATCCGGGTATGGATAAACCGGGCGCCCGTTAATCTGCATAGTCATTCCCACGTCACTCATTGGGGGTTGCTCCTTGGGTGCCGTACATTTCCTTGGCCTCTTCAAGCGTTATGGTGCGGCGCAGGGCCACGCTTGGAATCCACGGGCCAGCCATTCGAGGGCGCGCGAACGTGACAGCGCCTTGGTCTTTTTCGCCGCCCTTCTTTTCATCCATCATCCCTCTCCATTACCGGGGGTGGTTAGGCGCATAATGTCTCCGGGAATGTCGCGCATTCCCTTGTCGATCATCGCAGCAAGCAATTCTGGATCTACGCCCTCGCGGGCCTTGTCGCGGGCGTCCAGTAACAGCCGGTGCATCCCGCGCGCGATTTCTAGTTGCGTATCCATACCCCATCACCTCTCTGTCCTGTTAGTGGGTGTTAGCATACGGGATCATCCCAAGCGAGTACGCACCAAACGCGCTTCCAGTTGAGGTGCCCTTTGTATTCAAGAATGATGGTTTCCATATCTCTACTTCCTTATACCTTGGGAGGGGTTAGGCGACCACTTCCGCTTCTTTTGCCTCACGCATCTTCAATGCCTCTCGAAGCTGTGCTGACGTATAGAATGAAGCAAGGTCGCGGTGGTTAATCTTGGCGATCGACCCTCTCGCCATGTTTACATAGACTGCCGCAGGGTCTTTCAGCACCTTTGCGAGCAACTCCTCATGTTCTTCGGCATCCATCATCCATCTCCTATCTACTGTGCCCCCTAATGTGCCACCGCGATTAGCGTATTTCGCATGTTTTGCGGGGCAGGTTGACACATGAAACGGCGGATTTCTGCGGGCTTGGTCCGAATCTCCCGAATAATCCCCTGGTTTGCTAAACCAGTATACGGGAAACTGTATCGAGGGTTCGAATCCCTTCCCCTCCGCCATTTCGTGTTATTATACAATAACTTAGTCCTTATCGCCACCTTCTTCTTCGCCGTCAAACCAGCGTTGCTGTGCCCCAAATTGTGCCACCTCCGCTTCCTCCGGGGTCAGGTGCCGAAGGTAAATCTCGGTGGTTTTGATCGACGCATGACCAAGGATTTTCTGTAGCGTGTAGATGCTTCCGCCTTCCCGGAGATAATTGACCGCGTACCAGTGGCGCAAGTCGTGGAATCTAAACGGTCTAAAGTCCCGCTTTTCCTTCTCTGCCGCCTTGATGCACTGCCTCGCGATCCGCCGAAACTGGCTCGATACGTTGTGATATCTGGACCCCTCGCCGTGCCAGAATACATGCTTCTTCTCGGTGTGTTTTTCTGTGCCCTTTAGTGTGCCCCTCGCCATGTCGTTCATTTCGAACGAGCGGGGTGTGTTCGTCTTGGTTTTCGTCAGGTCGATGACGTTCCCGCGCACCTGCCCCCACGTCAGGTCGGCGATCTCCTCAAGCCTCATGCCGGTATGCTGGGCGAAGCGGATCATGTTGGCGAAGTTCCCCGGCGCACCCTTCACGACGAAATCAATATCTTCCTCGCGGGGCAGGGCAATCGGATCCCGACGCTCCTTGAGTCGCTTGGCAAACTCTCGGGCCGGGTTGCGGTCCACCCAATCGTTAGCCTCGGCCACGTCAAAGACGCTGGATATCGCGGTGAGGTTCCTCTTGATGGTGGCCGTCGTCAGCCCGGACTCTCTTTGCTCGGTCGTCAGGCTCGCCAGAAACGGCTTGTCGATCTCGCTCAGATACTTCCCCTTGAGGGCCGGCAGGCAATTCCGAAGGGATATCTGATACCGCTCCCGCGTGCTGTCCTTAACCTGGATGTCTTTCCGCCATGCTATCACGGCTTCTTCCCATTTCTTTTCACCATCATGCGTTCGGGCCTCAATGTCATCCTTGAACGCCTTGGCCCGCTTTCGGGCTACTGATAAAGTGCCTGTTCTAAGGCTTTTTCTATGCTCGCGTCCGTTGCTTTTGACTCGGACCCACCAGACGTTCCCCCGCTTATAAAGGTTCTCGGGCATCCCTCTACCTCCCGCCTTCTATACCAGCGGTCGATAGTAGCCTTGTCGAACGTCCATTTCGAACCGAATATTTTAGCCGCGCTGGGGATATCTCCACGCGCCGCTCTGTGCTGGACCGTGCGAACCGTCGATCCAGTCAGGCGGGCAACATAGGAGACATCAACCCGTGTCATCTCACTTCCTCGGCATGCAGATAGGGCTCCTAATTGACCGGGTGCCGGTCTGCTGGATATTGCTCGTGTTCACGGTCGAGTATAATGCGGCGAAAGTCTTCCTCCACGCCCCGACGCATCCAGTCCGGCCACTGTTCGATTTCTCGCTTCGCAGCCTCAACTTGCTCCTGATACCAGCCTTTTTTCATGCCCGTTTCCCTCTCGCTATCCGAAGTTAAAAAACAGCACGCCGAATTGTCGGCTGTGCCATTCACCGCCGAGCAAACACCGAGGCTCATGGTCATTGACCTTGACGGCAAAAATTGAAAACCCAGCGCTGTACTCATCCTTCCAGGCGGAGAACAGCATGACGACGATTTCAAACTCGGGCAGTCTCATGTCCGTATGGTCCTCGGTTGTCAGCGGTTGCGAAGGGAAGCCTCTAAGGCTTCGCTTTCGTGTGACCGTGCCGAGCGCGGCCCGATCTCTCGTTCCCCGCGCTTGGCCTTGCAGTCGGCGCAAATTTTGGTGTTGCCGTCACGCGACCATGACAGCGGAACGTCGTTCCGGTCGCAGTCGTCACACATCTTCATTGCGGCACTGAATAAACTCATCGTTCTCTCCTATGCGCCGGTTGGCGCTCCCTATTGACCTATCCCGCGCTCGACCATTTCGGCGCGGTCAGCATCCGTCAGTTTTCGCAGCCGTCCGGCGTAGGCGTCGTAACATCCGACCTCAAATAGCGCGCCGTGCTCGCGTGAGAACGCCACGCGACCATTCGGACCCACGCCAAATCCGGTGAATCCGTCGACGTAAATCAGCTTTTTGGTCATGGCCGCGACCTGAACGAAATGATGGTCGGGGTCGCCGCTGCTTTCGTATCGGACCCACTCGCCGACTTCGACCGGGCCTATTTCGGGGTACATATCCATAGTCGCCTTGTCCCTCCTGATTACGTCCACATTTCGCGCTTCTCGCGCACGTAAAGCTCGATCTCTTCTAGGTCTTTTCGAAGCTGCTCGTCTGTCCGATCCGGGTCCGCATGGAGCCGGTCGAGTGCGTCGAAAACATCGTTTTTCAATTCGTCAGACATGGCGCTCGTTTCGTTACTTACTGTTGTGTTCGATGAGCTTTTCTAGTTTCGGCTCACGTTCTTTTCTCCAACCCCTTGTCTTCGGGATTGCGTTCACTGATTCCCGCCCGGACGCGAAGCGGGTCAGGTTTTGAAATTGGTTTGGCGTCAGCTTCACAGATAAAGTCCTTTCATAAGCTAGTGTTGTTTGCCCGTTTGTCCCGCGTCCGCACCCTTGGGCGGGGGTGAGGGGTTATTCAAACAAGTCAGGGTCGTAGAACGTGCAGATCATCTCCGAGTTGTTCGGGTCGTAAGTCACGCTTTTGTGCCGGGATATATCGACGCCGCTCTTGGCTAGGAATGCGAGGTTCTTGGAAATCCTGAGCGCACGGTCTTCCTCGGCAAGGGCTTTAATGGTCGCCTTCGCCAACTGAAACCCCGGCACACTCTGAAGCTTATCGTCCATTTCGTTTAACGCTTCAGCGGCGGTGAGTAGCCCCGTTGTGATGCCCATCCCATACGCAAAGCGCGCATCTTCGATTTTGACTTTTTTATCCTCCATCACACATATCCTTTCATACTGCTCGTTCTCCTTACGTAAACATCCAGAATGGCCACGTGATCCCGACCGCGAGGCCGACAAAGAGGTAGCCGACTAGCGCACATACAAACGCCACGCTCAAAATCATCGCCATCATTTCAAAAAAACTACTCATGCTGCTCTCTGTCCTTCGGCCTCTAGGCCGCTCGTCGGTTTGCTGATTGCGTTCGCCATATCTCGATGGCGTGTTCGCAACGTTTCATTTTTCCCCGCGCCGTTTCCTCTGCCAGAACCGCTTGGCGTATCTGCTTTAGATGATCCTGGTATCGTTCGTGAGCGTATGCGTCCCGCTCTTGGGCTGCGGCGGATGATTCCGCACTCTCTTTCATGAGAATGGCCTTCAACGACTTCCGCATTTCTTCGAGGTAGACCCGTTCCGCTTTCGCGGCGGCAAATTCCTCGGTGCGGATCGGCAGGGCGTTTAGCGCCTGTTCCACACTGGCGTCAGACACAATGCCGTTGGTCATAAAGTCAGTCATGGCTGCTCCATATTCTGTATCTGGCCCGCGCTAGATTCTTGAGAACGAGATTGACCCAAGGTTCATACTTGTTGCCGGGAAACTCATCGCAGTGCTTGTGGCATTTGGCGCAAAGCGGGATGGTCAGATCGTCGTCAGGCTTTGACCCCCGGCCTGCATACTCACCGGGGCGAATGTGTGCTCCGACAACTGTTTCGTCCTGACAGCCGCACCCCCAGCAAGCCTCGCCCTCATAGGCGCGCAAGTATTTCGGATCGCGCAGCTTCGCGTCCGGCTTCTCTATACGGCCCGGCTTCTGGCCCTTGGGGAAGGCGAGGGTCATTTCACCCTCTCTGTGATGCTGTCATAGATAGCGTCACGTAGACGGGGAAGCGGCCAGCGCCTTCCACGCAAACGCCGCAACCTCAACATGGCCTGAAGGGGTATGTGCTTGATCATTCTGCGGCTAATTCAGTTAATTCTCGAAAATCTGGCATGGCCTGTCCCTTGCGCCAGTTTTCAACAGGCTCCCCGGTCAAGAAGGCGTTCCAAGCACTAATTGCGCAGGCGACTACTGCTCGGCGCGACATTTTATTGTCTCGTTTTCTGGCAGAAATGATCTTGTTTCGCAGCCAAAGCGCCGAGCTTGTGGGGGGCAGGTTTTCCCCCCTTGCGACGGCTTCTAAAAACTGATCCGCTGCCTCTGGCATTTGCCACGATCCAATATAATGGATAAAAGCCATGAGGCCCGGCGAGACAATAGCTCGACAAGGCATGGCCTTTTCAACACTCTCCCTGATGTTGGGATGGTCGCCTAAGACCCGAAACGCCTCATGGGGCGATGGCGATGTGCCTTGGTGGAAGTCGTTGCTGGTTGCGTCCGACAGATATTTGTGAAGGAACGAAACGGCTGATGCCAAGACGTTCCTGTTTTTTTCGCCCGCTATACCAAACCGGTCGGCGTTCGTGCGGGCCTTGGAATCACCAAGGGCGACAAAAACCCTTTCATCGACACCTCGAACCACAACGGAAATAATTTCTCTGCCTGAGCGAAGGCAGGCGTTGAGGCGGTTCTGACCATCAAGAAGCTTCCCCGTATCAGAGATAATGATCGTTTCGCCAGTGAATAACCAGTTGTCGGTCAATATAGCATTAGCGATTTTTTCAATCATTTTAGGCTTCTTCGAGCGCTGAAGGGAGAGGCTCTCCTTTGATAAAAGCAATTGAGCGTCGTCCGGGGTAATTCTGTAGATGGCAATAGTGACGCCCGGCATTTTATGTTTCTTCATCACAAAACATCCTTTCTCTTGGGTTCGTAGGGGGAGACAAACGGGATAGTGTCGTCCAACCCACCATCCGGGGGAGACTCACCGCCGCCGCCTTCGTTGGTGCCGCTCGGGGAATCCAACATCGTCAGGACGCCGGAGAATTTCTGCAGCACAACCTCAGTCGTGTACTTGTCCACGCCGTCATTGCCGGTCCACTTGCGGGTTTGGAGTGCGCCTTCGAGGTAGAGCTTGGACCCTTTCTTGACGTACTTTTCGCACACGTCGGCAAGGCGTTCGTCGAACACCACGACCCTATGCCATTCCGTCTTTTCTTTGCGTTCGCCGGACTGCTTGTCCTTCCATTGTTCCGAAGTCGCCACAGACAGGTTGGCGATTTTCGCCCCTGCCTGTGTGAACCTGATTTCAGGGTCGCGGCCTACGTTGCCGACGAGAATTACCTTGTTGACTGATCCGGCCATTACGCTGCTTTCCTTTCGTCTGTTCCGGTGAGTATCGCCAGCGCGCGGTCGCGGAGGCGGATGATTTCGTTCAACGCCGAATCCAGGTTGGTGCCGTATTTATCGTCTGGATACTGGCGGATCGGCAGCAAGGGCATGCCGGGGCAGTAGAACAGCAAGTCGCACCAACCGCGCTCTGCAATCATCATTTGCCCCTGCGTCTGCGGCGTGTACTTTGGGTCTACCTCGTTGTATTCGACATGTTTCAACAGCGATTTGACGTGGTTTTTGTCCTTCAAACACTTCACCTCGATCATGCCGTCATCACCGACTAGACCATCAGGCGAGCATCCACGGTTGCCGTCATCGCTGGTGATAAACCCGACGCGCTCAACGTCCACGTCATAGAGCATTTCGTATTGCGCGATAGCCTCGTCCTCTAGGCCCGCGCCCCGGTCCATCCATTCCGTTCCGCCAAAGTCTTCGTTGGGCTGTCCGGTGAATAACTCCAACGCCAATTCTGCGGCATATTCAATGCCTTGGATGGACATATCGCCTTTCTTCGGCGTGATGGCTCTGCTAAAATCAGAGGCAGTAGGGACGCCTATTCTTAGCGAATACCATTCGTCCGACCGCTGATCGACATTGTGGATTTTCATTTCTGCGCCGCCTTCTGTGCCAGCTTGTTCATCGCGTCCGAAAACTTGGCGGCTGGTAAATCGGCCAGCGTTTCGATGCTGTACGCCTTAAGGAAACGAGCCTTATCCGCGCCGACTTCGGCAATCTTTGCAGACAAGATCGCTTCTTGATCCTCGGTAATGATGTCGCCAGCGCCCGCCGCCTGCCCGTCGTCGTCCTCATCGGTCAGAACTATGTTGAAAATCAACATGGTCAGGTAGCGCCGCCCGTAGCTCATCGTTGAGCCGAAGGCATGGGTTGCGGTCTTGTTTTGGTTCCCCTTCATGCCGGTCAGGTCTGCCGGAACGTCCGCGAAGTATTCGCGCTTGTGGCCAGCGTCATGGGAAACCGTGCATGTGATCCGGTAGTGCTGTGCAATCGGAGAGTCGGCAGTCCCGAACGAGAGGGAGAAGCCGTGAGCCGTGTAGATCGGCGCGGCCTTTTCCGCGATTGCTTCCAGCTTCGCGTACCTGGAATGCGTCTGACTGTTCGCAGCGTTGCGGTAGATCGCGGGCATCTTCGCTTGTGCCGCTTTCATGGCCTCGTTGAACGCCTGTTCCGCGTCCCGGTCCATGAGATCCAGTTTCATCTTGATAAGTCGTTCCATTTTATCCACGTCGGCGTCGGGATTTGTCGCAACCCGCTCGATCATGGAAATCATCGCGTCGGACGCGGAAACGACTTCGCCTTTCTGTTCTTCAATCTTCGCCACTTCGTTCATGGCATCCTCCTATGTTGCGTATATGCTGGCGGTATCAATCCGCATCATTTCCTTGTAGTCTTCCGCCTCTTGGTCTGTGAGGGGCGGGAAGCTGGTGAGGTTGTCGTTTTTGGGTGCCAGCCCCGCCTCATTAACCACCGACCGGATAGACGCGGTGTGCGGGGAGCGTGGTCCTACTTCTGGCATAGTGTCGCCTTTTGCCTCGTTGCACCGCGAATGCGTTGCCTGAAGGTTCCAGACGTAATCGGGTCCGCCTTTCGAGCGTGGTATTTTGTGATCTATGTTCGGCTTGTCGGCGGGGTCACATACGTCGCCGATTGGCGGCATGAGGCCACCACAAAGAGCGCAGCGACCGCTCTGCTCTTCAACAAGGTATTTCAGGACTTTCCGGCCATGCACGTTGTTATGCTCCTCGTCCATGTAGATCATGTCGTCAGGCTCTTTGCGGGGGAGGTCATTGGTTGGCCCTCAAAGCGTTATAAATCCTGATAATCTTCTCCGCCCAATATTCATCGCCCAACTCCCAACCACTCCAAGCTTCGGCGGCTGCTTTCGGGCTCATGCGGTTGATATCGGCATCAAATGTCTCATCGTCCGCGCTGTCTGCGCCTAAGCGCCGGCGAACATCACCAAGCACGCCTAAAGTCCGAAGGGTCTCTACGTTATTTCCCATCTCACTCTCCCCCTTGTGTCAGGGTGGTGAGTGTGCGGCTTCTCAGGTTCAATCCATAAATATCCACCCCGTGAAGGTGTCCCTTGCGGATCGCTTCGATGATTTCCTCCAACATCTCCAACACCCTCTCCGCGTCATAGCCGAGGTCATAGAGGCGATTAACTTTCGACAGGACGAGTAACGCCACGTCGTCGTACTGACCATCAGGGCTTGTTGAATAGAACGCTTCGGCATGAAGAAAATCAGATCGCGTAATAGGTCTGTCAGCCATCGTTCTCTCCTTGAGGCCACTCGCCCCGTTTTGTCATTCTGTCGTAGAGGACCACATTCACCGCAGCGGCTAGGTTCATGCACCTGTCAGTCGGCACAAAAACGACGTCCCGGCAGCGGTCGGCGATCCTCTTGCCTAGTGTCCGATCCTCCCCGCCGAAGATGTAAAACGCTCGCTCGGGATGCTTATATGCGGGGAGCGACACGGCCCCATCAATCAGGTCAACGGCAATGGGAACGCAATCAAAGGGCAACGCATCAAAAACATCATCAACTCGAACGGTTGGAATGTGCCTATATGCTTTCATCGTGTCCCGTCGATCACGGGCGTTTATGCGTTCTTGTCCCAAGACAACCAGGCTGGCGCGATAATTTCCCGCTGCTCGTAATACGCCGCCAACATTGGAAACGAACTTCGGGCCATCTACGGCAACACAAGAAAACCCCCTACCCATCGTTCTCTCCTTGGGGCTGCACTGTTTTTGCGCAGCCGCCCCCTTTGCTGCGAAATGCCAGAAAGAGCCGTTCGCCCCTTTCGTTGGCAAGGCGCTGGGCAATTTTTTCAACGCGATCAAATGATCCGACAACGGGCCGCTGGTCATGGTGAAGAACGCCGATGTAAAAATCCGCCCCATAGAAACTCGTCGAGTGCTCCTTAAATCGGGCAACAATGCCTTGTGACGTGTAGGTGTCGCGCAAGTCCACGCCAGTATCTTTAAGAAGGGCGCCAGCGCTGGTTTTCCACGGCCCCTGCAACTCAATCGCGCCACCATCGGAAAGGGGAAATGTTAGGGTGCGCCCCGCCATGCCTTGAGAGCCACGTCCTCCATCAACATAAATATTGTCAGCGGCGGCTTCTTGATCTGCCACACACCAAATCTTCCCTGACTTCCCGATGTATTTCTTATAAGACCGCGCCTCGGCGTCGCCGCTCGCTGAAATCATGGCGCTGTGAATGTTAAATTGCGTCGGCATCGTTCTCTCCTGCCTGTAGGGCGGCGCGGGCATTGCGGCAGTCCCCGACCGTAAATGTGACGATGTTTTTATGGTCTGTTGCCATGAAGCTGATAATCACGGTGTCGTCTCGTGACAGCGTGCTGTCGTGAAAGTCGGCAATTGGCACTAATGGCGCTAACGCCTCCCGCAGCATCACGTTCTCTGCCCGTAGGGTGGTGAGTTCGACTATCAGTGCATCAAGGAACTCACCAATTGTCCGGGGCTCACTCATCGCTCGCGTCCTCCGGTGGTGTGATTTCGGCCCACTTGATGATCCTCGTGGGCGCAAGGTGTTTTTCCAAAGAGGGGGCCAATCCTCTTTCGGGGAGGTACTCGACATTCAGCGTAGCCCCGGCCTTCATCTGCGAGAACCAGCCAATCCCCACGCGACCATCGGAAACCGCGATAAGAACATTGTCTCGGTGTGTTGGCGGTGCGTGGATGTCCTGCCACTCCATCACTGCCCTCCCTTGTTGCGTTCGGTGAGCATGGCGTCTGCGAGGGCAACCACATCGGGCCAGAGTTTTCTGGCAGCAATCGCGGTGGCAGTCGCTTTGCACACATTGAAAATCTCACCGAGTTCAGCGGTCGTGTACTTACCGGACTTGTGCATTAGGTAAATCGCCGCAGCCTCTTGCCACAAAAGCTTCGCCTTGTGGTGCCCCTCTTCTCTCGTCGCTCGCTTGCGCTCGGCCATTTGGCGCATGTTTTCTTTGTGCGTCCCGTCTTCTAAGTGAAGCGGATTGACGCACGCGCGGTTGTCGCATTTATGAAGGACAAGGCCCTTTGGCTTTCGCCCGGTATAAATTTGATAGGCGTAACGGTGGGCACGTATTTGCTGGCGGTGTGTAAGAGCAAAGACACCATACCCCCCGGCGCTTTTCCCGCCAGTCCAGAGCCAGCAGCTACTTGGGAGCCATGCGCCGACCCGAACGTATCTAAGAAAGCGGTCCGTAATCGGCCCTTCTTGTCCGGGGCAGACCGGAAACGCCGCACCCCCATCCTTGATGCCGTCTGTCATTCTGCGGCCTCCATCTGGATTTGCGGGACATACCCCCACACGTGCGAGATTGTTAGCTCTGCCGCGATGTCTACGAGGGGCTTTACGTAATCAGGGACGGGCTTACGACCGTCGTGCGTCATCATCATCACTTCCGATGCGTAGGGCAGGCGGTGAAGGTCGCGGTCCACGAAAACCTCGAACTCGTACTCCGCGATAACCGCGCCCATCGTCTTGACCACGAAGGAATTGCCGAGCCAGCCATATTCAGGATCGGCGTTGATGTCGTTGATCTCTATTTCAGCGCCGCCGATGGTGTGGGTGAGGTAGTCCATGATCTATTCCTCTCCGGTGGCCTTGCGGATCGCGGCGCTGACTGCAATTGGGGCCTCGTTCAAAAGCTGAATTGCGTTGGCGTCCAGTGCGCTTTTGCCCCAATCGAATTTGGGCAATGCTTCGTCAAACATGCGTTGCGTGAGCCGCAGCGCTTTCACAAGATCGTCATGGCAGTTGACGGCGGTCACGATGCGCTCAGTAATTGCCTTATCGAACGTGTACGCGAGGACGTGCCCGCTGTTGTTGCAGACTGAAAACTGGCTTTGAATGCCGTCGAGATAGTCCGGCGCACCATCATCTTTTGCGACAACGGGCATATCCATGATTGGCGTGTGTTTGCTTTCCATCTGCTCATCTCCCTCTGTGTGTATGGGGAGACACTATACGTTTAATTCGTAATAGTCAACGGCAAAAACGTATAAAAAAGAAAATATTGCTTTTTTAGCGTATGACCGTGCAGAATTTAGGGGCTTTGGTGTCGTCCTTTCCGGGGGGGTGTCCAAAACAGGCACACGTGCTGGATAGCCTGCGAGGACTAGAGGAGGACATGGTAAATGAATAATGAAGTATTCCGGGAAAACCGGCGAAAAGCGCTACAGGCCAAGCAAGAGCGTGAGCGTCTTAAAAGGAAGCTTCTTGAGCGCCTGTCAGATCAGTTATGCGTCCGCAGGGGCTCCGCCCTTCAGCAAGGCCTGAAGAACACCGCGTCGGATCGCGTCAGGCGAGTCATCACCTTTCTGCACTAAAGTCTGATCGCAGACATGCGCCACGATCCCGGCAATCTGTGCGGGAGACATGGGGGCTGTTGGTGAGAACTCGATATAGCCAGCCTCGTCCAATATATTCAGCGCGGCGGACAGGGCTATTTCTAGCGCTTCTACATCCATGCCGGACTGCGCCTTGACGCCAGCGAGGGACAAGACCTCGGCTCGGGTAATGGGGGGCGTTCCCTTCCCAACCAGGTAATCGGCCAGCATCTCCGCCTTTTCGAGAGGGAGATATGGCTTCTTGTAAAGCGTCTCATCCTCATATCGCTGGTATGACGATGCGCCCTTCAGATCCATTGCGCCGGCCATCAGCGGCATGGATACGTCGGCCCGCAATCGCAACCTTCGAAGCTTATCAGGGACGGTGCTGGTCATAAGCGTATAGTCCGCCCGAAAAATCACGTTTTCTACGTTGACATGCATACTTTTTTAGCGTATGCAACGGTTATGGATAAGCCAGCACATAGGATTATTGCGGCTTTTGGGGGGATTAACCCTGCAGCTCGCATCTTAGAAATCCCGCCTTCGACGGTTCAGGGCTGGAAGGAGCGGGGGTTCATTCCCGCGTCTCGCCAGTCTGACGTTCTTCGGATTGCCCGCGAGCAGGGCCTGTCTATCTCGGAGGCGGATTTCTTCGAGAACACCGCGTAACGGCTCCGATATGTGCTGCCATCTGTCCATAACGGGAAAGTAGCAAAAGGGGAGATTACAAACCATGAGACGGTTAACAGAACGGACAGCGAACAAAGAGGCCATCCGGGAAATTCTTCGCAAACACCAGAACGCGAAGAAATACACACAGATTTCCATCGGCGAGGAAAGCGGTGTTGGTGGGACTCGCTCACGCGGACACCTTGAACACAACGGGGTCAACACGCCGACTGTCGTAGATTTCCTTATGTACGCCGAATTGCTCGGGCCTGAGTTTGTGAACGAGGTTTTGGCCATAATCGGCATGGGCGGTGCGCGTCGTATGTCACGCATCATGCTTTGCCCGTTTCATTTCCACGCAGCTTCGACGGCATGGGCTTCTGAGCAAGCGATGGCCTTGGCGGATCGTGTTTTAGATCACCAAGAGAAACTTCATCTTGCGCCGATTGCCTTGGAGCGGGCCGAAGCCAACTGGCAGTTCCACCAATTCCTGACGGGGGCAAATTGATGATCGGGGTAGGCGATAAGGTGGTTTGTGTAAGCGGCGATTTTGATCGCCCGTTTGGCGAAACGGTGCCGACTCTTGGTTTGGTTTATACCGTCAGAGACATCATGATCGACGGCGGGAAAGTGTATTTGCGTTTTGAGGAAATCATTAATCAGCCTCAGACATATAATGATGGTTTTACTGAATGTGATTTCCCCATCCATTGCTTCCGCCCTGTCAAAAAGACCAAAACCGACATCTCCATATTCCAAGAGATAGACCGGGAGATTTTCGGGAGGGTGGACGCATGACTTGGTTATTTGTTCTCACCTATATTTGGGCCGGGATTACGACCGCCCTGTTTATATTTGACAATACAAAGAGCGTAATTGCATGGCGCATGTGCGCTGCTGGGATTTTCTGGCCCTGCATTTCAATAGTTATTGGATTTTACGTCATTCAAGACCTTATGGACCGGAGGTTTCCATGACCTACACCGCATGGAGCGCAGACGGTCGGGTTATCGCCTTTGACGAGCTTCCCCCTGCACACAGAATTTACGACGACGAAACAGAAAACGGCGGGTCCCGTACCGCCGGGGGCGTTGAGCAATGCAGACCCTCCCCCTGTGGCTCCCCCCCAAACCATACGACCCCTCTACCGCAGCATGGGGGGTAAAACTAATGCTGCATCTTTCGAAAGGAAAACGACATGCGGTTCAAGAACAACGCGCCGCCGAAAGGCGTCAACATTCATGCTTCTTTGGTATCGACGATGTTCAACAACTTCGACGCCGGCGCCGCCCTGGTCACCTGACCGGTCGGCCGGTTTCAACTTCCAACATTGCTCCCGGTCTTCGGACCGGGGGCTTTTATGAATTTATTCCCGAGAGGGAAGTCCCCGAGGGCCAAAAGCCCTCCCTCCCTGTAAAACTCGGGGGCGGGTTAAACAACTCTGCCCGCCCCCACCCTTTTTCGGGGGAACGGGGATGACTGACTGCGTATTCGAAATGCCGGTCCCGCCGTCATTGAACAACATCTACAAGAACGCTGGCCGGATCCGGGTAAAAACGCCGGGTTATATCGCATGGAAGGCATCTGCCGTTGTTGCCGTTGAGGGCCAGCATATTGAGCCGTTCACCTGCCCTGTTGTCGTGGATATTTCCGTGCCTGAGAGGCGGGGGGATATCGACAACCGCGCCAAGCCCGTCCTCGACGTGATGACGGCAGCGGGCGTGATTAAAGACGATTCCAACAAGTGGGTTCGCGAGGTCCGCGTTCGATGGATCGACAAGTCCAATACTGCGGCCCGCATTAGCGTGAAGGAGGCCGTCGAATGATCAGCAACAGCCTAACCCAAAAGACCGCCGAATATCTGGAAGCCGTAGAGCGCAATCAACACGCTCAGGTTCCGCACAAACACCGCCGGCAATTCGAGTGCGAGAACGCCAACCGGGAGCTTCTCAAGGCGGAAGTCGAGAGGGCCAGCGCATGACCGAACAAGACTGGAACCGCATTGCCGGTCTATTCCTCGTCGCCCTTATCGTCGCGTTTCTGGCGGTGCCGGTATGAACCTCATCACCGAGTACATCCCCCTGCATGAGATAGACAACTACCGCCGCAACGGATGGGACGTGACGCCTTTGATGGGGAACCACGGTCGCTATGGCGCACTGGCATCAAAACCAAACACGGGATGGGTCCGCGTCGGGTATCTGGCGCGGCGCTTCTGGAATATGTGGAGGGCTGCGTGAACAGCATTCAAGGGCATATCCGCTACCCTAAACCAAACCCCAAGCCTGAGTGCCCCCCTTGCGTCGGACATAAGGTGGTTTGGGATGTTCCACGACGCCTCCGGGGGCGTGTCACGATGGCCACGATCATCTCCAGGGTTGCCAGTGAATCCAACCTGTATCCAGAGGACATTCGTGGTCCGCGCAGACATAACAGGGTGTGTAGAGCGCGCTGGATGGTGATCTGGTTGAGCCGCGAAATATTGGGCGTGAGCTATCCGCAAATCGCCAATGCACTATGTCGGGACCACACGACAATTCTTCACGGCTATCGAAGGGCACAGGGCATTCGTGAGCGATTTCCACATCAACGCCGCGAAATGGACCGCTTACGCAAAGAGCTTTCAGAGGAGTTTATGGGGTGAATAAACAGCCTTGGATGAAATTCTATCCAGCAGATTGGCGCGCAGATCCCGCTTTAAGGTCATGCTCGATTGCGGCCCGTGGTCTGTGGATTGAGATGCTTTCGATTATGCACGAGGCCAACCCGCGTGGCGACCTTCTCATAAAAGGCAACCAGGTTAAGCCGGAAATGCTGGCCAGCTTAACCGGGGTGGATATCCAAACGGTTAATCAATTGCTTGAGGAATTGGAAAACATGGCCGTGTTTTCGCGCCGCAAAAACGGAACGATCTATAGCAGGCGCATGGAAAAGGACGAGATTAAAGCGAGAAAATTAAGAGAAAACGGAAAGAAGGGCGGAAACCCAAAGCTAAGAAAACAAACAAAAAAAGACGATCAGGATAACCAAACAGAAACCAGAGAGTTAAGCCCACAGAAGCCAGAAGCCAGAAGCCAGAGTATTCCGTTATCTAACGATAACGGCGATGACCCTGAGAAAAAACTTTTCGAGGACGGCAAGCAACTCCTCGGCAAATCATCGGGCGGGATGATTAACAAACTTCTCCGGGCAAGGGGTCTGGACGGGGCGCAATCCATCATCGACGAAGCGAAATCGAAACAGGACCCGAGGGAGTGGGTCGGCGCTGCGCTGCGTGAGGATGATGATCTGGTTGCCGGGATGGCGGCTATCAACCGAATGCGCGAGAGGATTGAAGCGAATGGCTAGCGGTTTTGACGAGGCGAAGGTTTTCCGGGCGATCATCGACCCGATGAAGGGGAGATACACGCCACCGAAAGGTGTGGAGCACGAGCTTGTTTTGCAGGACTACGTTGACGACCTGGCGGGGTTCGACGAGGAAGTTTTGCAGACCGCTTTCAACGAGGTTCGCAGGGCGTGGGAGTATAAATCCTGGCCCCCTGCCAGCACGTTCCGCAAGGAATGCCTAAGCATCGCCAGCAAGGTTCCTGCCTCACCGGAGACGGACGACGAGAGCTTCAGAGCCAAGTGCCGTGTGCGGGCCGTGAGGAAATCAACGGAGGTCACAGGTTCACAGAAATACATCGACGCGGGGTACTGGAAAGACGGCCTGTTTTTCTTTGCTAACCGCGAGATCGAGGATCGGATTTTCAAGGACCTTTTGGCGGGCGGCGATGGGGATCCGAAGGTTACGGAAGGGGATATGAAGCGCTGGCGGCAACGCGCCGAGGAAGCCCGAGCTTGGGCCGCGCAGAAGGGTGTTCGCGGGAATGTCAGGGCATCGGTGTAATGCGAATTGCGGCTCAACGCGAAAGAGAAAATGCGGAGGCTCGGGAAAAAGCCCGTGAGGCCTTCCATAGCGTTGAATGGCCCAAGCACGTTCCGTTACTCGAAACAACTGACGAGTGGGATAAGCGGATGAAAGGAAGAGTGTTCGGATGAGTGAGATATTGGAACCGGTTTTTCAGTTAGTCCGGTATAGCTGGCTGTCGCTTTGCGGGCTGTTCTTTGTGGTCTGGATCATCGGCGATCATTCGCTGCGGATCGTAGAGAAACAAGTCTGGGGTGAGGCATTCTCTCACTGGGGCGATCTGGTGTGGTTATGGTTTGTGGCCATCGCGTTCAGCTACACGGCATGGCAGATGGGACAGAAAATAACCGTCGAATTTGTGAGCAAATCCCAATGACCCCGCGCGAACAGATCATAGAGGTGATGGCGAGGGCGATGACGCCGGACCCCGATAGTGTGGTTTTTGCAGTCGGTGGAACTGGCGGCACCATGCTCCACGATATTCTTTATGCGTGGGAAGCAAACAAGCAAAAGGCAGAATCCGCCCTCACCGCCCTTGAATCCTCCGGCTACCAGGTAAGGCCGAGAGAGGCAACAAGGGGAATGGTTTTTGCAATCGACAATGCTGGTATAGGTGTTTTGTTAAAAGATGTTCGCCTCATCGACACCGCCATGACCGAGGCATGGGACAAGGAGCAGAATAATGACTGACCTTATCACACGACTTGAACAGGCGACGGAAGGTAGCAGGGAGCAGCATATCGCGCTGTTTCAGGAAGTCGGGTCATTCCTTGTTACTAGTGGGGAAGCCCCAGATCCGGATTTCTTCCGCCACCTGGATCAGGCAAGGCGGTCGGGTAGCGATGCAAGGGCACAAAGATATCTGCTCTGCGCCGCCCTGACCCTGGTGCCGGAGGGGTGTGCAAGACGACAAATCTATTTGCCGGATGGGTCGTATCCTTATCGTGTCTGGATTCACAAGAGCGCCATGATGCCTCTCGAAGATGCTATGAGGCCAACTGCTATAGCCAAGACGGAAGCCCTCGCCCTTTGCATCGCCGCCCTCAAAGCACGGGAGTCCACCCATGGATAACCACCACAAGAAACTCGGCAAGCTGGCCCTTGATGCATTGGATCACGACGCCGCAGCGAAAGACCTTCTCAAGCCCACAGAGGAGAGGGCTTGCCCTAAGTGCGGCTTGCCACTCCACCGTGATGATACGGTTCGGCACGGATACTTCGGGCCATCGCACGACAGCGACCGCTGCATCCAACTTCTACGGATGAAACTCGAAACCCTCCTAGCCGAGAACAAGGCGCTGCGGGAGCGGTGTGCCCCCTTTGTGGCCAAGGGCATCACGGCGGAAGATTTGGAGAACATGTCACCGGGGAATGTGAGGGTCGTTCAATCGTTGCCAACCTACAACCCCGAAACCCACGTCCCTATGCCGAGGGAGGCTGCATTTGGCTTGAAGCGGATAGTTGAAGAAATCGACGGTGCAATGAGGCACGGCACATGGCGCGACGAGAGAACCGGCATGAGGCTCAAGGATACGACAGAGTGGGTTGAATACTTTAACGCGCTCACCGCCGCATCGCAGGAGGGGGAGTGATGGCGGAGCACGCCCATCATCCAGCAGGTGAACCATCACCCCGGTTCGGTGACCCAATCGGGAATTGGCATAGGTGGTTCGCGTGGAGGCCGATTGTTACGTTTGATGGGCGGGTTTCATGGTTTCGGTGGGTTGAGCGTAGGCGCATCCAGCTAAAGGAAAGCATCACCAATTTTACATCTGATTGGTGGCAGTATCGGCGTGAAGATGGCTATAGAGAGGACAAACCCCATGACCACTAGCAGCGAAGACCTGGTGAGGCGGGATGTGGCTGAATTATGGCGAGACATCCCGCGATTTGAGGGGAAGTATCAAGTTAGTAATTTTGGCCGCGTCAAATCTTTGGCTTTTGTCGGCGGCAAAGGTTACACGAAAAGAGAGCGTATTCTTCGCCAATTCAAAGACTCTGGTTATATGAGGTGTACTCTCGGATCGGCTGGCAAGCAGCTTGTTCACAGGCTGGTCATGGCGGCATTTGTGGGGCCGTGTCCAGATGGTTTTAATGTAAGCCACCGTAATGGCGACCCAACCGACAATCGCCTTGTAAACCTCGAATATGCCACCCCCCGATTTAATACGCGACTTAAGGAAAAGCACGGGACCCTGCTGTACGGGGAAGCGCATCCGCAGGCCAAGTTGTCTTGGAATGATGTTTGCGTGATTCGCTCAGAAAAAGGGCGTCGATCATCTAAGGAGATGGCTAGAGAGTACGGTGTGTCAGTATCAACGATACAGCGAGTGATATCTGGTGCCCGATGGAAAAAGCAACCCAACCGCAGGGTGAACGGGGAATGACAGAACACGGGCGGTCACGCTGTAGTAACGTCCAGCCAACCGGCGAAAGCGGGGGGCAGAAAGCCCCTTCCCGATCCCTGCTGCACGCAGCCCTTAGATACCTCACGCGATCAGGCGAGGACGCCTTCTGCATGAACGGGGTCTGTTTCGTAAATCATGTCCAGCAAACAGTCATTGAGGTTGTCGAGTACGCCGACGAGTTACACCGCGCTGAAAAGGGCTTCCCCCTCAATGAGCGCACCGCGTTATTTGGACGTCCGAAAAGTCAGGTGAAAAAACACCAAGCAAAGGTGTAGTTTAAGTTATGACGCCAAAACAGGAACGCTTTGTGCAGGAATACCTTATCGACCTGAACGCCACTCAGGCGGCAATCAGGGCTGGGTATAGTGAGAAAACGGCACGTCAGATAGGTCAACAAAACTTGTCAAAACCTGACATCGCAAAGGCCATTAAATCCGCTATGGATAAACGCGAACAACGAACACAGGTTACTCAGGACCAAGTAGTTAACGAACTTCGGAAGATAGCTTTCGCAGACATGCGGTATTTAGCTCGGTGGGGTAAAAGCCCTATCGACGCTACATCTGAAGCGGCGGATCCGAATGGCCTTGGAGTGTACCCTGTTGAGTTAATCCCAAGCGAGGAAATAGACGAGGATATTGCTGCTGCTATTTCAGAGGTATCGCTAACGCAAACAGGGATTAAAGTTAAGTTACATGATAAACTTGGAGCGTTGGAAAAACTCGGCAAGCATTTAGGCATCTTTGCGCCTGAAAAGCATGACCATAATCTTACAGTTGAAATCTTAGACATTTGAAAGTTCAGCTACCCGCGAATGGGTGGCGACCAAGGGGCCACCAAAAACCGCTATGGGATTATCTAAAGTCTGGCGGCAAAAGGGCAATTGAGATAGCTCATAGGCGCTGGGGGAAAGATGATGTCGCTCTACATGCGACTTGTCGCCAAGCCCACCAACGCCCCGCAACGTACTGGCATTGTCTCCCCGAATACGCACAGGCCCGCAAAGCCATATGGACGGCGGTCAACCCCCACACTGGCCAGCTACGCATTGATGAGGCTTTTCCGAAGGAGCTTCGAAAGCGCACGAACGATCAGGAGATGTTCATCGAGCTTCAATGCGGCTCAACGTGGCAGGTCATCGGATCTGATAGGTATAACTCACTCGTCGGCGCTGGCGTGGCCGGTGTTGTGTTCTCTGAATGGGCTTTGGCCAACCCTGCGGCATGGGGCTACATCTCGCCTATGATGCGCGAGAACAACGGCTGGGCCATGTTCATCACTACACCGCGCGGGAATAACCATGCCAAGGCCATGTACGACATGGCGCGTAAGAATCCCGACTGGTTCGCGGAAATCAGCACGATTGAGGACACGCGCGCATTCACGGGCGAGCAGCTTGTGGAAATCCGCCAGGAATATATCTCGCTCTACGGCGAGGACTTCGGAGTTGCTCAATTTGAACAGGAGTATTTCTGCTCGTTCGATGCGGCAATCATGGGGAGCTACTATGGCGCTGAGATAGCCAAGGCGACGAAGGAAGGCCGGATTACCAGCGTTGAATGGGATGAGTCACTTCCGGTGTTCACGGTATGGGACATTGGCTACACGGACGATACGTGCATCCTGTTTTTTCAGGTGTTGCGGGGTGAGGTCCGCATCATCGACGCATACCATGCCAGCGGGCGGGATATCGAGCACTACGCCGAGATTATCAACGGAAAGCCGTACAATTACGCCCGTCATTGGCTTCCGCACGACGCACAGGCCAAGACGCTGGTGGCGGCGGGCCGGTCCATGCTTGAGCAGTTGAAGAACGATCACGGCATCAAGAACCTGGTCATCCTGCCGAACAAGAACACGGAACAGCAGGGCATCATGGCTGCGCGTCAGTTGTTTCCCCGCTTGTGGATCGATGAGGACAAGTGCGCCGACTTCCTCAACGCGGTGCGGAACTTTCGCAGGGAATGGGATGACGAGCGCAAGTGCTTCCGTGACAAGCCATACGCGGACTGGACGAACCACTACGCCGACACGCTGCGTTATCTGGCATGGGTGTGGAAGGAACCGGCAGCGCCGATTGAGCCGGAAGCGCCCAAGCGTCTCGTGATCGGCGGCAAGTCCACCGTGACGCTGGACGACTTGTGGAAGCAGGCAGACCAAGGCAGGAGCGGGCGGGTTTAAGTCAGTGGCACGAAATCCCCTGGTGGCGTAAAAATACTATTCCCGCTGTGAAGCGGTACATCCCGTTGACGGAGTGCGCCTGTGGCAGACACCACCGAGAAGGTTGAAGATCAGTCAGAACTGGACGCAGACGAGAACAAGGCCGTTCTCAAGCGCTGGCTGAT